ACTTTCAGATAAAGATGATGTCATCTTCTCCCATAAACTCGTCCCTTTTGACAACCCCTTAGGAGCTACAGCCATTTATGCAACCACCCAAGGCTTAGCCTTTCGTTTTGGTTTGTACCATTCCTTCTTATTATCCTTTGATCTCTTATAATTAGGAGGAAATGCATGAACATTCGCATAATATAAACTTTCGATTGTATCATCATGGGCCATTCTTGGACCAAATGTAAGAATTTCATGCTGTAAATCAAAGTGATTGTCCCTTAAATGCACTGTTCCCATGCTGAATCTACCGCTTAATCCACTAAAAATACGATTTCTTTTGTGAGTTCCGCCTGGTTTTTCAGGTATAACGGCTATATCGAAGCGATTTAATCGCCTTCTTTCATCATTTAATGACTGAAAGATAGACCTGTTCATCGCCACATCCTCTACAGTAGACGATGTACAGTGATATTTGTTGTATAATTTGATTATTATGTCTACAACACCCTCTTTTCCTATCAAACCACCATCTGGATTCTTTGACCCAACGGTTGGGATACTTCGATGCCTTTCATATTCGAGAACGTATAATCCATTATCTGAATCCACACCCACAACCATAATGACACTAAAATCAGATTCTTTAGTATCAATGTCAGTAGCAGGGTCACACCCGATAAACGTATTGATAGGTCGCTCTTCTTTGTCTTGTACGATATAGTTAACCCCATCACGGTGTTGGTAGTATCCTTCCCACTTTTTGATGTTTTCCCTCTTCCACATAGCATCTTCTTCACTCATAACCTCCATCATATATTCTTGATAGAACTTTGACGGCTGGCCAGAGTCCCGATAAAACCTTTTCTTCTCTTCTAATTTCTTTTTCCCGAAAAAAGAAGGCCATAAAGTCCCCCCATCTTTGAGTAAAGCTTTATGAGTGATAACTCTCCAAGCGAATTTTCGGCCCGCCTTTGTAGACTTTTCATACCGTCCAAGAAGGTTATTAATAAAGCTGTCAAAGTGTACAGGAGTACCGTTAACACGGAGCCGACCAGTATGAGGCTCCAGAGCAGGGTGTACAACGGCAGTAACAAGATTCGCATTTTTAGCCCTCGCTTCAGGAGTTATTGTATTCGCTTCATGCTCGAAATCATCGAGCACGATAAGATCGTATCGCTTGTGGAGCTTTGCTCCACCGCGGATACCAGCGACATTACTCTTAGAAATTAGTTTACAACCATTTCTCAGCTCAATGTCTTCCTCTGTCCATTTAGGTCCTTTCAGGCTACCAAAGTAATATCTGATTCTATCGTTGTGTTCAAGGTGGTACCGAATATAGTCCATATTTCCAACTGAGAGTTTCTGGGTAGCTGATACCCAGCCATAGAACATTAGTTCTTTAGCAAAGCAGAAGTCTTTTAGAATAGATGCTTTTGTAAGTACTGTCTTACCATGACCGCGTGGAACAATAATAGCGAGTTGCTTACATTCTTTATCATCTATGGAATCTGCTATCTCATAGTGAAAGGGAGGAGTCTCTGACCTCTTAAAGTCGTCAGGAAGAAATAACTTGCCAAAAGCGATTAGGTCACTTTTCGCTAGCTTGAGTATCCCCTCCGCTTCCGTCACGTTCTGACTGTTCACGTTCATATTTTTCTGCTAAGTACTCCTCAAACTCTTTTGAGTTTCCCATAAACTCAATATACTCTCTAATCTCTTGCTGTTGAATGAGCAATATACTGTACAACCTGTCCATTCTAATCCGTAATGATTTAATTGCTCTAATAATATCATGCTTCGATATTGGTGTCTTTTTCTTCATAGCCTACTAACTCCGGTATTGACATATGTTCTATAATAGATTTAATCCACATATACCTCACTACGTCATCACTATTACCCGTTATAATCCCAACTATACTTATCTCTTCTGAAATTCTTTTCAATTCAGACACAGACTCAGCAAGATTTAGACCTGATGGGTCATATTTATCATTATCAATTCTTTTTAGTTGGTCCAACAATTTATATCATCCTTATCAAACTCAATAGTCACCCAACCTGTTCTCACAACTGGGTAAATCGCATATCTCGCATATTCTGCATATCTTAAAAAACTCCCACCCCTAATGTACCACCGCCTGTGCAACGATTCCTCATTGTCTACAATCTTGATGGAATCAATAGGCTTAGCATAGAGTTGGTGGTTATGACCTAAGAAGAATACATCTCCCTTGCTATATACTGCGGCCAGCTTGTCAAGCTCTAAATCACCATTCTTAGCTCCACTATGACCATGACCAGTCACAAGATTCCAATTACTACCCTTAACAGTTATGACTGAATATCCTGGCAACTTGAAATATGGAACACATAGCTCTCTAGCTATAATCATGCTCACATCGTAGTCAAGCATCCTAATACTCCTAAGATAGTCGTGATTTCCCCCTCTTATGAATAAACACTTATCAACGATTGGCTTTATAATATCAAGAAATGCAAGATGTTGTTCATCGGGTCTGATATACTGGCCACGCTGACTGATCTTGTAATGAGGTGGGATACACTCTATTATATCACCATTACCAAACCACATAGCATTAGGATCATCATATATAACCTGAACAGCTTCTTGAAACTTCTTCAGGTCAAATTCATTGGCACCAACATGCATATCTGTTAGACCATGAATACGGACTACTTCATCGGTTTCATATGTAACTATTTGGCCAGCATGAATAGTCTCTTCTTTCTCAGCAATGAAATCAACTATCGGGATTGTGAATTTTCTATTACATCCCTGACATTCATATACCTGGACATCATGCTTAGTACTGTTCTTCCTCTTACCATCTTTATGTACTCTTAGACTAGAGCACCTCGGACATATCACCATTTTCTACCTCCAGCTTTGGTCTTGCGGCTTCTTCTAACTCGTCAGGAGAGAACTCCTGTACCATTCCATAAATACCCATCTCCAGATTCCGCGTCTGAATACCTCCAACAGTTCCAATAGCTTTTCCAAGCTCCTTAGTACTCTGAAGAACTATGTTCTCATCATCACTGTTCTCTACCAAACACTTAAAACTTCTCAAAATGTATTCGTGGTCAACACCAAGAGACTTCGCTACATCAAGAACAGACTTCTCGACTTCTTTCATTACACGCTCCTGTTTAAGTAATACTATTCCCTTTTGTTTCGCTCTCTCATCAGGGATGTTACCAAACGCATCTTTATAAGCACTGACGACTCCCTTACCAATAGCCACACTCGTGGCAAACATCTTCTCCTTCTTTGTTACTTTTTTGCGGGTCTTAACAGCTCGATTAGGATTCTTATGTTTTCCACTAAAGGTGTAACGATTTTTATGCTTACCAAAATCAGTATCCATAAAAGACCTATCACGATTAAGAAAAGTTCCAACAACAGTCCTAACCCAACCTTTAGCATATCTGTAATTCTTCCTGTCGTTGGGATGTTTAAAATCTCTCTTAACCCTGAGTAATTGAATAATTCGTCCGTCATCGCTTAGTACCCAATCTCCTTCCTCCCCTTCTCTCCAATTATTTAAAACCCTAGGAGTCTCACTATTCAGATGCTGCTCCATCTCATCAACACTATCAAAAACGTAATGCCTCTTCCCCTTAATTGACCTGTAATCCATCTATCTCCGAGATATGCTTGATCTGATTCACAAGATTATCTATTAATAAATACACAGGAACAGGTATCTCATATATTACACTGTCAATTTCTATTGGCAAAATATCACCTGGGTCTAACCCACGCAAAATTTCTCCCATTTGACCAGGAGAGAGACCACTTAATGGATTATCTACGGACATATCATTCGCCTATCACTTATGTATCTTCTTTAAAAATTTTTTAGGAATACCACCTTCAATCCAATATTCAATAATTTCACCTTCAACAAAATCAACCTTAGCATTTTTATTAAACCAGCTCTTTGGAACTTCAAATTCAAGTGTGGCAGGTTTTCTTAATTTACCAGTATATGGATTATACGCCCCCATTTTTTCTCCTCTTATAGGAGTATGTGTTCCTCGATAACCACTTACTGTTTCTTTAGTATTACCTACCCATGTACCAGTTTCTTTTGGAGACATAAACTTACCTTTTTTTACCATCTTACCAGGAAACCAATCTGAGATACCTCTATATAAAGTAACCATTTTTTCACCAGATTCTTTAGCCGCTTTTAAAGCTCTCTTTCCTGATACCATCTGACCTATTACTGGAATAGCAGCCGCAGCAGACCAAGCTGCATCACCAAATTCACCTTCCAACGCATATAAAGTAGCATCTGCTAAATCTGCAATATTTCCATATGCAGGGGTCATACCAGCAGCCATTAATGCATTATGAATTGACTTAGTACTTTTTTCTACTTTAAGATGAGACATATCAGATATATTTACATTAGACTTATCAGCAACAGCTTCCATCATATTAAATACTTTATCATCAACAGATAATTTCTTTTT